AAACCGACCTCCTAAAATTAGATTTTTAGGTCTAACTTTAGGGGGTCGGTTCAAAACCCGCATGGGTGCTTGATTTTTTAATGGAGCTACTGACGGGATTTGAACCTGCGACCTACTGATTACGAATAAGATGTAATAAATACTTCCTATTCAGCAAAACCCCCATGCATCAAGGCTTTTGAGGTTTTTGAGAGCCTTGATTTATTTGTCTTACTTTCCCTAATTTACCCCAATTTGTCTTATTTTTTCATACTGGTTGCAACCAAACTTGAACCACTAAGCAGCCTAGTTTGTGTATTTACTAGGCTGCTTTTATAGTGGTTTATTTACTTTTATTCTTTTGCCCTCATACCTGCTATCCACAGGTCAAGAACCTTGCTTTCCGCAGCGTCGGGGTCGCACATGTACGCCTTGGCCATCCTCACATAGTTACTTACGTCACTGCCAAGAATTTCTACAAAATCGCTATGTAACATATTCATGACATAATAGAAGTCGCCTTTGCATTCGATGCCGTTCTGCCCAGCAAGCTGGCTGGTCTGCTCATACGTCCAATGACCACCGTGCGTGCCGTCTACGTTCTTCATCTTAGAGACTGCCATCTTAGCCAGTTCTTCGTCAAAATGAGGACCGTAGGCGATTTTGTGCAGCTCATAAGCTGTGTTCCAGAAAATATCCGGGCAATGCCAGCGTAACTTTTCCAGTGCCTCGCAAGCCACCTCTTCCATCTTGAGTATCTTCGCTTCGTCATGCTCGACGTGCTGCCAATACTTTTTTAGCTTGTGCATGATACTTACCTCCTACGCCAGACGAACAACGCTCAAGGAAGCGTTGCTGATAGTGCCTGCCGCCGTAGCCTGCACCTGCAGCTCCGAGTTGTTGTTAATTACGCAACAACTCGGCAGAACGCGAATCAGCGTAGCAAAGGAAATATTATAAGTATCGCCTGTTGCACCTGTCACTGTTGCTTCTGCTCCCGGTACCGCTACGCCATTACGGACAAGTCGCAGGCCGATGTCGCCAGCTGCGGTCGGCGTTACGTCGGCGTTCAGCGTCACGAGGTACAGACCTCGGAGCAGGTTCACGGCAGCAGCGCCTGCAACGTGCCCGATTGCCACGCCGGTCAGCAAATTATTGGTAGGAAAATTCACGAACCCGTTCGCCGCCACGGTCTGCGCCGCAGTCACAACGGTTGTCAGTGCAGATTTTTGATTACAAGCCATTTTGCTCACTCCTTTATACAATCAAGGTATCACAAAAACACCTTTAAAAATCTTGCTTTTTTAAAGCAATAGGGACGGTTTGCACCGTCCCTAGCAGTGCAGTTAATGCACATTTATGAAGTTATCAAGCCAACTGCTGCTGATAAGCACAGCCACAAGCACCAGCTACGTTAGCAGCGATGCTTTGATACGGACTATTCGTCAGATACGCAGGCTGCGGATAAGGTCTCAGCGTACCGATAAGGGTAGCGCTCTGAGCTTGCTGGCTTAACTGGAAGTTAGCCGTCTGCAAATCACGGTCGCGGTCTGCGAGCTTGTCGCGCAGGTCTTGAATCTGGTTGGCAATCAGAACTGCTCTGGTCTTTTCGCCGTCCTCTTTTACCGCATTGACAATATCGCAGGTATTACGCGCGTTCTCATAGCGCACTGCGTCAATGTTGCGATTCGTCTCGCAGCAGCACTGCTGTTGAGCAAAACGATTTTCTGCAAGCTGACTGCCTAACTGGTAGCCGGTCTGCATAATATCACGTTGCACGCCGTTGAATCCATTCAGCATAGTAGTGTTTTGAGCATAGAAGCCGTCGCACAAGCCATTCTGAACGCCACGAATACCGTCTTTAATATCTTGCATGGAGAACTGGTCTGCAATCTGGTCACGAGTCATGCTGCAGTTTGCAAAGATTTCAGCACCCATGTTGCCACGATTGTTCCAGTTGCCTCCCCAACCGCCCATCATTACGAAAATAATGAGAATCCATGCCCACCAGCCGCCGCCGAAGCCCATGCAGTCGCCATAGCCGCGGTTCATGTCCATTACAGGTACTACACCTGCGCCGCCATTTTCTAACGTCATGATAATTCACTCCTTCCGATGATATATGCGAACTCTCTGTGCGCATCAAAGAGTTAAGCCGAAATTAGATAACATCTGCTGAAGCTGCTCGTCGCTCATGCCACGTTGCTTCGCAAGGTTGCGTACAGTTTCTTTCAACTGTACCTCGTTTTTGCCTTTGCCCATCTGCATAGCGCGCCCCATCATAGGATTCTGCTGCGCCATTTGCGTAAGCATCTGCATTGGATTGCCACTATTCTGTAACATTGCCATTATTTGCATCGGGTTCATGGTTCATACCTCCTAGCTGTTTTTCTAATTTATCCACACGTTGAATCAAGTTATCAACATAACTTCGTTCGGCATATACAACTTGTTTCTGCTCCTGCGGATTACTTAATTGATAAACTCTGAATACAGGCAGCCCGTTGAGGTCTATAGACTTCTCATAAATCTTTCCCTCCGCCGGGCATGGGAAGAAAGTGCTACTGCCGTCAAGGTCTATCTGTGCAGCCTTTGCTTCATCTATACCAGTCACCACTCTGCCTTTTAATGCTTGAGGCATCTGGCTCATAGGCATTTGCGGTTGCTGATACATCTGCATCTGTTGCTGCAAATAATTTAATCGCTGTTGCATCTGCGGTGCAGCTCCCACATAAGGATTCGGTGTGTATTGTTGTCCGTACATTGTTATCACCTCACACTTATATTTTGCGATATTTTTGTGAAATCGTTCTATCAACATTCCCTCATCATTCAGACATTTATTTTGTATTTGACGCATAAAAAATAAGCCCCTTAAGCATACGATACAACGTCGTATACTCAAGGGGCTTCATTTTATCCTAGATTTCAAAACACGTAAAACAGACTCATATGCAGCAGCAATATCACGCTCAACAGTCTTGTCGGAAATATTCATTTCCATACCAATCTGGTAATTCATAAGCCCATCGACAAATCGCTTCTCGCAGATAACGTGTTGCCGAGGGCTGACTTTTGCTTCGTGCAGAACGGCGTAAAACTCTTCTCGCGTCGAATTATGCAGCCAGTCCCTTGCACGCTTTTTGAAATCATCCATATTATGTTGCGATTGCCACCGCTAAAGCGCCGCCTAGCAATACCCATGCTATGTTGCGCTGTGTCTTAATTATCCGTTGCTGCCTTTTTACCTCTTTCTCGTACAGTTCTAGTGAGTCGTTGGCAGTCTGCAATAGCAGTTCGCTGCTGCTCGATTGTTGCTTCAATGCTGTCAGCTCTGCTTGCAGCTTCTCGGTTTGCAGCCTCGCTTCGTTCAATGCTGCTTGCGACTTCGCCAGCTCTGCTTTCAGCACTCTGCAATCCCTCGCTAATTTGATGTTGCTGCTCGCGAGCTGCTCCAATCTCGTGTCTAACAGTGTCAGCTCCGACTCCGTTATCGTGTACTCTGCTTCCTGCGAAGAAGTAGACGCCTGCACAGATAACGGCAGCGCCAGCAATAAGCATAATCCAATGGCTTTTAATAAATTCTTTAGTTTCATTCATTGTTTACCTCATGAGATATAGCTGGGGACAAATTGTCCCCAACTACTAGTAAATTATAAACCGAAATAGTGATGCAGTGCTCCTAACGCAAAGCCCAGCACAAGTCCAGCCAGAAATTTTTTATCAGTGACATACTCTACAAATTTGTCAAGTTTCTCCATCATCGTCTATTCACCTCACTTTCTCAATGCAGTCTATACCATTCAGCGTTGCCGCGAATGGTCTGCATCTTTTCATAAAGCTTTCTACCAGGACAAGCAGTCGCCATAAGGTCTCTGTGCCCTACCACGACGTTTTTTGCCGCCGTCAGGTTGTAGATATTGCACAGCTCGCCAATGAGCGCAGAGAGGCTGTTAAGCTGCTCTGGCGTGGGGCGTGCAATCTCGAAGTTACCACACACATGGATGCCGATTGTATCTCGGTTGCGTCCGTAAGCGTGCGCTCCCACGGCCCATCTAGGTCTGCCTCGCTCGATTGTGCCGTCCTTGCGGATGACATAATGGTAGCCGATGCCAGCCCAGCCTTGCGCCTTATGAGAGGCGTGAATCTCCGCCGCCGACAGGTCATCGTCCGTCGGATTGCCTGTATGATGCACCACAATCATATTGGTGCTCTGACGCTCATTTAAGCCGTCAAAATCAAGGTGTGTTTCTTTAACAATTACCTTCGCCGTTTTCATCACGCTCCTTGTCGTCTTTTTTGTCCTCAAATTTGTCGGGAACGCCGTTGCCGTTTACGTCGACAAAGCAGCCTGCAATGAAGGTCACAAAACCTATCATAGCAGGACCAATCATCTCTTGGATTACCGCCAGCAAGTCGCCCATCACAATCTTGCCGTAGTAGGCCTGCCAGCACCACGCACCGTAGTATGTCAGCACCAGCAGTACAACTAAAGCAAAATAGGACACTATCATCCATTTGATAGGCGACTGCATATCATTAATCCTGTTCTTGGCTATATCTAAATATTTCCCGACATAGCCTTTAATCTTGTTCCACATAAGCTATTCACCGCCTTTACTGCCGCCGCAGTGACAGCATTTACGCAGTTCGTCCAGCTCTTCTTTAAGCTCTTTGTAGCGGTGCCAAAGGCTGTCAAGCTGCTGGTCTACCTTGCCCTGCTCGATACGCATTTCGTTGATAAGCCCTGCCAGTTCCTTTAGCGCATTTGTATTGTTATCAATGCTTTGGTGCAAGGATTGACTATCCTGCCTGTGCATATATACAACGATACATACCGCTGCCAGCGCAGGGCCGCTCACAATCATACTAAGAACCTCTTCTAATCCCATAGTTACCTCTTATAGAAAAAATTAAAGTATAGTTACGGAATTTCGACCATTTTCCGCAACTATACTTTTTTATATTTACCGTGACGGTTGCCACGGCTCCCCGACTAATTAGTCATCATCAAGCAGCGGATTGCCCGCAAACTCTTTCTTTTGTTTTTTGTTCAAGGTTTGCTTCATGCGCTCGCTAGTGCTCATCTGCATATCTTTGACAGCCTTTCTAAGCTGTGAGCCTGTAACGCCAGCCTTACGTAGCTTAGTGAGTTCCTCGTCCGTCAGTTTGATGCCATCGGCGCGTTTCCTTGCAGCTTCCATGAGCAGTTTCTGGCGAGCGTCTTTGCTTCTCTGCTTATCTGTGTAGAGCGCAGAGGTCATATCTGCTTCCACGCTTTGCCCAACAGGTCTAAAGCCCATAGATTTAAGGTATCGTTCTGTGCCTTTATACTTGTAAGACACCTGCCCCTTGCTGTTAGTGCTATAACCTCTCACTGCTTCGGCAATATTGCCAAGAGCAGGGTTTAAAGCCTTTGTCGCTTTAATATAATCGCCGGACGCAGCACTGTTAATGCCGTTCCACGCCACGCTTCCAGCAGGGCCAAGAGCATAGCCCAGCAGCGAATCGCTATCCGGGAACATTCCGCCCATGCCCACGCGACGTGAAATGTCAATTCCGAGGTTCGAGAAAATGCCATAGATAATTGTTCTAGTCACTGGGGTGTCTCCCATGTGTTTAAACAATTCCTCTTTCAAAACAGTTGACGGTTTATAGCCTAACCATTTTTCAAGAAGTTCGTCCAGCCAGTCGCCACCCGGCAAGCCAGCGAAGCCTGCCATCAGAAAATACGTTGCCCAGAAACGAGCCTTTTGCGCTTTCGTGCCTTTGCCGAAGTATGGGATAAGTGAACGCATCAGCTCCCATTCTTTCATGGGGTATTTTTGGAACAGCAGAGCCAAATCGCCGAACACCGTGCCGCTAATCATCTGGTTTACGCCCGGAGCATCAGCAGCGCCGTAGTCAAAGTTGGCTTCGCGGTTTATCTTTTTGGCGTAAGCAATAGCCTGTTTATGCGTCTTGCCTTCGTCGATAGCTTGATAATAAGCACCGAGGGTAGTTACTTTTCTCGTAATCTCATCGGCTTTTTTGAAAAGGAACATGCCTTTTTCGCCAGCCGCGTTGACGTAAGCCTTAATCTGTTGGAAAGAGCTTTCTTTGCGTCCCTCAATAGCATTTCTGCGTTTGGAGAAACCGCTCGGAGTATCAAGTCCAATGTTATAAGGTACGCCTGCTTCGGCAAGGACTTTTCTGTCCGTCATGCTCATACGCTTTGCCGCCTGCATACCAGTAGCGGTATAACTGCCAATCAAGCCGTAAGTATTTACGAGCTGGGTTACACCTACGAGAGCAGATGAAATGTTGAGGCAGCCAAGCAGGTTCTTACTCAAAAAACCGTTGATTCTGCTTGCCAATGCAACGCCGAGTCTGTCGCCGTACTCTGCGTTAACATGCTTTACAATCCAGTCGTTTTTAGCAAGCGTAGTGTTTATAACTTGCTCCAGATAATTCGGCGTGCCATTGTTGTAGCGCATATAGCGTTTAATGATATTAGCCATGGCTTCTTTACCGCCATACTCTTTGTCGAATCGTCCGAAGGTCCTCTCAAACAGCTTAGTTGCCTTGCTCTTGGCTGGCTGCAACGCGCAGTAACGGGACGACGACAGCAAGTATCTGTCAATCGTCGTAATAACGTCGGAGTTATAGCCTACCCTGCCTTTTCTATGTGCAAGGTTGCCGAAGAATCTGTTACGAGCCGTGCGGCTCACAGCTCCCTCCAGCACCTTGCGTGCTTCGGGCACGCTCATTTTTGCATTGTCTACGAGCGCTCGTTGCAAGCGGATATATTCAGCGTCGCTGACAACCAGCGAGCCTTTGCCGCCTTTTGCGTCCTCGCCGCCACCAAGTACATTGTTAGCGTCGAACAGTTTCGGCGCAATCTGGAAGTCGATTTTGTCACCGCCGTTCTTTTGCAGCATCTCCGCAACCTTATAGGCTTCTTTTAATGTTTTGCCGCTGCCGACAGGAACAAGTCCCTCTTCCGTTCTAGCCAACACCATCCACTGCTCGTAAAGGTGCGGCAAGTAACCAGTAATCTTGCCTATTGGCGGCACTGTGCGTTTCACCTTTGCTTCAAAATACGTTGCACCATCTTCGCCGCCGATGTGCTTCTGCACAATGTTTGTGACCTGCGCATAAGGGCTGTTTTGCAATTCTTTGAGTTGCTCTGCGGTGAGCTGTTCTTTCGCTGCGCTGGTATAAACCTTCGGCTTGTCATAGCGCACTTCATACTCGCCGCCAGAAGCGACGTTGACTTCTTTAAGCGGCTTCCATTTTGTAAATTCTTCACCGTTAGCCTGCCATTTGACTGCAACTTGAATGTTCTCCAAGAACGGCTCTTTGGCGAGCTTATTGAGTTCGTTGCCGCTGACAGTTTCGTGAATATGCTCCAACCCCCTGTGAGCGTCGTTGACAGCCTCCCAGACGTTGCGGATAAGTTGACGGGTACGAGAATATGCGTTGCGTACATTCTTGTTATAGCCAGCATCCTTGAGCTGTTGCAAAGTGTATTCTTTTTGTGCCATCTCACCTGTCATCATAAGCTCAACAAAGTTATTCATATCCTCTGCTGATTTCAGCTCGGTGATAGAAGTTTGGAACTGCTTACGCCATCTAGCGCGAAGTTTCTCCTGTGTCTCCTGTGCCTTGCTATAAATCTTATAGAAGCTGTTGAAAATGGGATTCTTCTCTGCCAAGCGGCTTGGACTATTCACAAGCATGTCGGCAATCCCGGCGGCTTTGTCTTTCGCAACCTGTGCCATAGTCTTATGCTTAACAGTGATTTCTCCGGCCTTTGCTCCTGCTTCGTCGGCAAATTTATTCGCTTCTTTAAGCACAGCTTTTAAGTCATCCGGCAAGGCTTTGCCATTTACTTCTTCGATAGGAGTTACCTTGAAGTTTAGCTTGCCATCTGATTGCTCAGTTGCGGAGTAGGATTGTTCCTCTTTTTCGTTGACATCCATAACACCTTGTTGTACACTATATATAGATAGAGGATGACTGTTCGGAACAGCGGACTTACCATCTGGTAAGAAGCGCCCGGCAGCTCCTCTTTTTTTTATGGAATCGTCTATACTGGAATCCGTGCCTTTGTAAAGTGTCTTGAGGTAGATTTCCCCACTAGGTGAGAATTCAAGCACTACGCCGTATTTGGAGCTTCTGCTTCCGCTAGTTTTGAACACCATCGGCTTGCCTCTCTGACCTTGCTCTTTATTCCCGTAATAAACTGCTTCTGGTTCAGATAACCCATCTAAAGCATCAATCCATTCTTCATCAGTCAGATGATGCTCATCTTCTACATGATTAACAGCATCCCCCGCGATTCTGATAATTTGTCCATCAACATTATAAGCAAAATACGTCTTAGAAGCCAGTTTGACTTCTCCACTAAGAACTTTTTCTTTAAAGTTTGGGAAGTCGCTGGCTTTATTTTTATACATAGCCGCATTATACTGTCGTCCCGTTCTACCACTCTCGTTTGTTCCTCGGTTGAACATCTTGCCGCTTCTCGTCGCAAGGTAAATGCCGTTCGGAGTGTTTAAGCCGATTTTATCCAACATCTGCGCCAGCAGTTTTTGTACCTTCCAAAGAATTTTCTTGGCGATATTATTGATTGTCAGCGGAGCTTTTGCAGTTTCTTTGTCATACTTGACGAAAGCTGCATACTGGTCAGCGATAAGCTCCTCGCAACGGTCATTGAGTGTCTGTTCAGAGAGCTTATTGAACGCCTCTTCGCCCATCTCTCGCTTCAAGCGCCACTTATAATAACGCATGAGGTCTTCACGTTCTTTGCTTGTCAACAGTACATTGAAAACAAAGTGCATGGTTTCATGGTCGAGAGTGCCATCCTTGACCGCCTCAGTCAAACGAATCATATCCACGATACCGCCGTTACGCAGCTCTCTGTTATAAAAGCCTTGAATCTCGAAGCCGGAGCCTTTGATGTTAGCAGCATTCAACATGCGTCGTTTTTGCTCATCGCTCATCTTCGCCAGCACCGCTGCCTGCGAAGTGTTAGTGTCAAGCCAAAGGTTTCTGCCGTTCCACAAAGTCGCCACATACACACCGTCAGCCACTTCTATAACTTCCTTAGCATGTACTGCTTCCTCAAAAGCCTTTTTAAATCTACCCTTGTTCTGCGGAGTAAGAATCTCTTTGCGCTTCGCCGCATCTTCTGCGGCTGCGGCGTTTTCTTTCGCTGCTCTTTCATCAGCCTTTTCCTGTTCGTTTAATCTCTCGGCGGCTGCCTTAAAGCGAATGTCGCCAGAAGCGTTTGCTGCATTGCTAAACTCAATCAGTGCTTCTTTTCTCGACAGGCTATCTTTAGCTTTGCCCCCGGTGCTTTCCTCGTCGGTAGCATAGTTCACTGTTCTTACGCCTTCTGTTCCGCTGAGGACGACCTGCATGAAGCCGCTTTGAAAAGCAATGTCCAATGCGCGAGCGTCAGTACCGAGCGCGATGTTTTCTGCTGTCTTGGAGCGAGTGGCAATCTTGTCATAGAAAGCTGTTTGCTCCATAATGGAATTGGTTGCAAGGTATCTGAACATAGCGTTCGACTTGCTGCCATAGCGATAAATGCGTCCCTCAATCTGGATAGCGGCAGTAGGTCTTACGGGCATACCTAAATTAATCAGCACGCGAGGATGTACGCCAGTTGTGTCGTGTAAAGAGATGCCTTCCTGCCCCGCAGAAGATGTTACCATGATTAAGTCAACGCCGCTGTTGTCATCGTTAAATTCTTTGACAGCACGTGCTCTATCGGCTTTCTTCTCTTGTCCGTTGATATAACGAGCCTTGTCGCCAAAAGCGTTCCTGATAATTGTCACAGGGTTAGACTCTTGAGAAATTTCAAACTCCACAAGCTCCGGATGCTCCTTTTGGAACAACTCGTAAGCCTGCTTTTGCTCAGTAGTCAGTTCTTTAAGTACGCTTTTAGACAATACAAACGGTTTGGTATTCGCGCTGCTGATTCTGTCGTGGAACAATACAACCTTTTTGCCGCGAGAGATATAAGATTTAATCATATCCACGGCAGCTTTAGCTTTGATGGATTCCAGCACATAAGACTGCGCATTGGAGTCGAAGCTTTTTCTGAACATATCGCCTAAGTTTACGTTGACACGCATTCCATCAATCACTATGTTGCCGTACGTTCTATCAATCATATCGTAACCATCCTCAATCTTTTTGATGGTTCCGTCATCATCGACTTTAATAAACTGACGGTTATAGTCTTTGTCGATTTCCAGACGGCGGCTAATCATCGCTCCGCTATTGACCAACATGTCATGGAATTTGATTTCGTTGATAGAGTTATCCGCAATCAATCCGTTGGTATCTCGGCGAGGTTTAATTTTACCCGTAGAAGTCACGATAAAGCCAAACACTCTCGTCAAGAAACCGCCTGCGCTGCCGCCGTATTTGGAGTCGGCGTAGTCGAACAGCAAGCCTTCTCCATAGAATGCGTTCTGCGGATAAGCAAAAGGCGTTGCAGATAAAAGCAATACCTTGGAGTCACGGCTTTCCATAAGCTTATCGTACTTAGGCTTCTCTTTCTTTCTTGCCTCAAAAATCTTGGCAGTAAGTGCTTTGTTCTCAGCAGTAAGCCTAGCAAGTTTCTCTTTCTGTTTCTTGAGCTGCGGAACAGATTCAATAACCGCCGGAGGTGTGTCGTCTAAAACGTTTTCGAGCTTCTTGATTTCTTCGTCGTTGGCTTTACGTTTCGTAAAAAGGTCTTGGTACTTTATGCGGATATAGCCGTCAAAACCATCTGCTTTATGTCCGAACAGGCCACGCAGAGCCAACGCCGCAACGCCCTTATCCTCAAGTGTACCAATATCGCTACGTCCCGAGCCACTAATGATGTGGTGTGCTTCGTCGCAAAGAATCAAGTCCCAATTTTTACCTTGGATTTCTTTATTGCTTGTCAATGCAGCGTAAGTGATGATGTTGGGCACGCCTTCAACGGGTTTGCCGTTAGTAATACGTGCCATATTGTCGATTTGCAAAAGGTCGCTGCCAGTCTTTGACCAAGCGTTACCAATCTCTGCGCTCGGCACGACGATAAGAATATTCTTTTTCCCACGAAGCAGAAAACGCTTGATAGCTCCTAAGCCAACAAGCGTTTTACCAGTACCTGTACCATTTGCCACAAGGATACCTGCTTTATCTTTGCCGTAAAAGCGGTCTTCTACCGCCAGCACATCCTGCTGCTGTTCGGGCAATAAAACAGGTAGCGTCTCGGCGATATTCGCCTTATCCGCTACCTTGATTGGTACTCCATCTTTAATTTCTCTTTGCTTTGCTAATCGTTCGTTAGCTTCATCAGCGGTGTTTTTGCTCTCATTCGGCGAAGATACAGCGTTAGAAGCCCCTTCTCCACGTTTGTCAGATACGGATTGTCCGCTTCCATCAGCGCCACTGCTTCTTCCACCGTCAAGATTTCTGGCGCCGCGTTCCGCAGAATCGGAAACTTCTGAGCTGCCTTGCTGATTGCCTCGTGTTCCGCCAGCAACGGGCCTACTTCCGTGAACATCCTCGCTGCCGTCTCCGCTTGGCTCTCTACGCCCCTGCTCACGAACGCCTGCGCTTGCTTCTGAATTTTCGCCTTGGCTCTGCACCTTGCTTCCGCCGACGGCAGAGACAGGCTCTCCTTCCACGCCGTTTTCAGCCCTGCGTCCACTATTGCTTTCAGTAGCGGTTCCGGTAGTTCGTATAGGCTCATTGTTTCCACCTCCGTTAATCTCTTTTAGTAATTCTATCACGTTAGCATCGTTTTGTCTAGGGTAATACTTGAGACCTGCAAACGCAGCGTCAATGTAGTCTTTAATTCCTTCCAACAACGCAGGCTGGCGTTGTTGAAGCATCTTTTTGAAAGCAGAAGGAGTAATATTTTTGTCTACCGCCGCGCCTGCATAGAATAATGCCTGCCTACGTTTATCGGCCTCTGCTCCCTTGGACTCCAATTTTACATTATCGGGCAATTTCAATAAGAAAGTATGAGCAGCTCTGAGCATTTCTTGCGCAAAGCGCAGCATACGAGAGCCGGATTCACTGGCTCTCGCTGCTGCGCTTTCTAATAATTGTTTCATTCGTCCTGCCCAGGCTCTAAACAGCTCTTTCCCTCTGCCGATTTGGTCAAGAACTTGAGAACCGGCAAATAACAAGCTGTCAAACAGGTCGGCTTTAAACTCGACCATACCACTACTTTGCTTATCGTCCGCCTTGAATTTCAAATTCATCTCGCCTAAGCCGTTCAAAAGGTTTACTAACCCGTCTTCTGCCTCTTTGGAAATTTTAACTTGAGGTATCTCTTCTTGCTGCTCGGTTTCTGGTTGATTTACAGGTTCTTCTTGCTGTTTCTCTTTTTCTTCACCTTTAAGTTTGCTTAGAACTCTGTCTTGGGCAGCTTGCAGGTCGGCTTGAGCTTTTTTTGCACGTTTTGCGGCTGCATCTGCGGCTTTTTGGTCTTCCTCTTTCTTTGTTGTTTTGGCTTTCTTGAGAGCTTCATTGGCTTCCCTTCGCGCCTTTTTTGCTTTTTTAGCTAACTCCTGTACGCCCTTATCTTCTGCCAAACGTTGCTTTTCCAAACCAGTTATTTCGTCTGTCAGCAAGTCTAGTTTCTCTCTGGCCTTAGTTAAGTTTTTCTTTGCAACTTCCGCCTTTAATGCTGCGCCGCTTGCCTTGCGTTCAGACTCAACGGCTCTGCCAAGTCCGTCCTGAGCCTTTGACAAAGCGTCTTCTGCTTCCTTAATTGCTTGTGCGTCAGCACCTGTTTTTGCTTTTTCTAGTTTCGCCTCTGCGCTTGCTATTGCATCATGCCAAACTTTAAGCTTTTTCTCGCTCGCATTTCCAAAATCAGCACCAACTTTTTTAAGCGCATCTTCTGCTTCCTGTACAGCTCGACGTTGCTTTTCAATTTCGGCTTGTTTATCTTGATACTCTTTCTGCTTTTTTCCAAACAGAACATCTTGCGTGGCCTGCTTAATGTCTGCTGACGGCAAATCCTCAATAGCTGCATCCGGGAATCTCTCGTGCAGAAGGGCTGCTGTTTTTGGCGCAACATCGTCGTCACGGACAGTAGGGTCGTTGATACCCTTTGTTGCCTCTTCGATAGTCATAATATCGTCGATTGACAAATTATTTTTCGTCTTATAACCACCACGAGTAGTAGGTTTAACGCGGCCTTCGTGCTTCTCGTAAATAGTCCAATAGCAATCTCCGAGCGCACTGTTTGAGAATGAGAATCCTTCTTGCTTTACGAGCTTGTCGTACTCTTTGTTATCTTGCAGTTGCAAATCTCTAAATACTGCTTGGCGAATAACTTCGTCCCAAGTCAACGGATTACCGTCTTTGTCTTGGATAGGACTATCTGAAAACAGCAAATCATAGGCTTCGGCAGCGTCTTCTTTACCATACTCTTTCTGCACGCTTTCCAAGAAGTCGTCTGTCGCATCTTCTGGAATCTCAGAGATATAGGTCGGCCCTTCCTCCGCGGGTTCTTCCTGCTGCTTTTGCGCTTTCTGCTGTTTAGTATAAGCATCAAGCGTTGCAGTTTCCTTGCCGTCGAAAGCAGAGATAATATCAGCCATAGAATTAGGAATCTTGACTGGTTTTTCGTTACCGTCATAAACAACATAGTACACAGTGCGCTCGCCGCTTTCTTATCTTTGACAACAGAAGTCAAAAGCTGTGGGTGCTTGTCGAACATATCAATAAGCAAATCGCGCATTTCTGGGTGCTTTGTGAGATACTTGCCCAGCGCCTCTGCTGCTTTCGGATTGCTTTCCGCAAACTTTTCAACAATGGCATTGTAAGCGTTCTCGCGCTCGCCCAGTTCCTTGGATTCATTGACAAGAATGTTATCGGTAATTACACGCTCAACATCTTCGTCGTCCTTAGATTTAACAGGTTTAGAAGTTTCTTCTTCGCCGCTGTGGTCGCCAAATAAACTTTCGAGAATATCTATGTCGCCTATGCCTTGGTCAATACCGCTTTTTTCCCACACGCTAAGCTTATATTCTTTCTTCTTCGGCTTTTCTACTTGCTCAGTCTCGCCGTCTTCCCTTTCACCTTTGTCGTCGCCGGTTTTTGCTTTGTCAGGTTCTTCAGATTGTTTGTTTTGTACTGGATTTTCGGAGCCTTTGTCGTCACCTTTGCTCCCCGTCCCGTTCTTATCAGTTTCATTTTCTTTGCCTCCGTTGTTGTCATCGCCACCTTTGTCAGCAGCAGCGGTATTCTCCGCTTCCCCTGCGCCGTCTTTGGCAATAAACTCTTTAGCCGCTTCTGCGCTATCAAAATCATGCCATTCGTCTATACCTTTGCCCATTTTACGTACCTTCTTTGCTTTTTCGTTCAGAAGGTATTTTACACCGCCGTCGGCAGATTTGTAAATAGGCAAGCCATACATCGTACCATCATGCTTCTTGTCGCCGAGCGCTTCGTCAGCGGGAGCCGTTTCTCTTTTTTTGTTTACGAGCGCATCAACTTCTGAATCATCAAGCGGTTGTTGCGGTCTTGACTCTTGTGCAGTCTGAGCCTTCTTGCCCTTTACCGCCTTTGCGGGAGCTTTATCTTCTCCCTCGCCTAGAGCTGCGCGTCTTGCCCTGTCTATAAGTGCAAACTGTTCAATCTTTTTCAGCTCTCTAAGCTGTGCCCTCGCTTCCTCATCGCCGTTCATAGCGCGAGTACCCAAGCCATCGTACTCGCTGTTGTTCAACGCTGCTTTTGCAGTCCTGTTCTTGTCGAAAGCGCCATCGCGGATAATGCCAGTTGCCGGGTCTACATGCTTATCTTTTATGCTTTTCGGGACAGTATTGTTGATAGCAATAGCTTCCGCTCTAGCCCAATTGTCGCCGCGCAGTTTGCCACGCTCTTCGTCGGCTCTACGAGCGACTTCCTTTTTTACGCCTCTTGGAATCTTGATTTTCAAGCTCTCGGCAGCGCTTATAAGGTCTTGTATGTTATCACCGCCAGCGATACCGGCGTAGCGAGCCGCGTCTTCATCTGTAAGCTTGATTGCACCTTCACCTTTATTCTTAGCAATACGGTCTACGGTCTTACGCAGATTCATAATATGGTCATCGAATGAAGGAGCGGCGGTAGTTTGCTGAGGCTGCACCGGCTGCTGAACTTGCACTGGCGGTTGCTGGGGCTGCACTTGCGGCTGTTGAACAGTAGGAATTTCACCGCCGTTAACAACGTCATCAACAGCAGAATTGACATTATCTGTCGCTGTCTGAATCTGTTCCTCGGGTGTGGTGGCAGGAGTGACAGGCTGTTGAGTTTGCGGCGGTTCTGCCTCGTTTTGCTTGCCATAGCCAAGCTCAATAGCCTTAGCGATAATATCTTTGTCAGAACCTTCACCGAGAATTGTATCAACCGCGTTGTACTCATCGCCAGCGGCGGCATCATTTTCAAGGTACTGTTGCAGGAAGGATTTGGCCTGTCGAGCGGTAGGTGCATTAGCGTCACCTGCGCTTGAGCCGGTTTTCCCCATTCTGGAAAGCACTTGGTCTGCATACTCGTTGATAGAAGGTTCGTCGCCCTTGCCCTGTTTTCGGTTAAGTGCTTCTTCGCTATAATCTAAAGCGCTTTCACCTGCATACCAAGCAATAGCTGCTCCTCTTGCTCCGTATTTGTCATAATACTCTCCGAGTTTATGACGTGCAACAATTTCTTGATTTTCTGGTGTCATGGGAGCGTCGGCAGATAAGCCAGCTTCTTGCGCCCACGCAGACCAGTTCTCTGGCATGATTTGATATTTACCGCTTGCCCCTGTACGTCCATTCACTGCGTTGTAATTGCCGCCACTTTCCTGCCCGCCGATAGCATTGATAAAGGCTTCGCGTTCGTTGTCCATACCGCTTGTATCTACGTTCGGAGCAGGTGTTGAGCCAGCGTCGATAGGAGTATCGGTATTAGTATTAGTGCTACCCGGACCGAAACTATCGTACATATTAGCAACGCCAGCAGGCACACCGCCTGTTAAGCCGCCGACTAAGCCAGACAGCAGTACATCGGGGTCAGTGAAGCTCCACTCTTGCCCAGATTCCATCTTCGGGATAATCTGTTGTCCCATTTCCTGCGCAGCGTTGATACCGCCGCCGACACCAATAGCCGTTGCTGCTTTTTTGAACTTGCCTGTTTTCTTGCCGCCGAGAATCTGAATCAGAGCATCCTGCATAGTGTCAGTGCCGGTAATAAACATCAAGTTGTCGGTAAGCACACCTTTAGCTACCTGCTCTGCTTCCTGTTCGGTAACGCCCGGCACATAAGTGCCATTACGCTTAGCATTGTCAATATAATCAAGTTTGCCACTGGTTACGCTTTCCAGCACTGCTTCTGGCAAAGCTTGTTTCTGGCCAAGTTCGAGGTTCGCAATAATCGGAGCCATATATTTGGGAGCATTGGCAGCTACGGTCTCACCATACTTTCCGGAAATCTTACTAAGGAACGGAGCCAGCCTAGTAGCCATGGCAGAAGCGCTAACGTTCGCCGCAGCTTGTTCTCCGACCGTAGGAGCGCCGACCCTTGCGCTTAGGCCTAAACCAATAGCATAAGGAATAACGCTTGCTGCGGCGTTAGCAATAGACGCTGCGCTAAACGGGTCAGAATAAGAACGGGCATGAGCATCCTCTACCTCTTTGCCAAATTCTTCGATTTTTTTGTTAGTTCGATTGACAAAGGCATGTAAGCCGCCGTCGGCCTGCATCTGTTTATCCCATTCTTCATCTGTCATATAGGCAGGCTTGCCGTAATAATTTAACAAATTGCCGCCTGCTCTGATTACGCTGCCTGTCGCTCCTGCTACGCCGTGATAAGCCGCACCAAAGATTCCGTCGTCGTCGTTGTTTTTTTCTGGCTCTGGCGCGTAATCATCAAGCCACGAAAAATCATATACAGGCCGTTCGTTATTCAAATCCGGGAAGTTATTTTTATTGTTAGCCATCGTCCAGCCTCCGTTAGTTTATTTTATCCAGCCGCGGTCTTTTAAAGCTTTGTTTAAATAACCGCCATTTTCTCCAAGCACTCTTTGAGCAATTGCTGCAAGTTGTGCATCGCTATGTCTGCCGCCGTCAGCCTCTTTCATCTGATTCAACCAATCTTGCATCTGGTTGTAGTCGTTTACATTCGCAGGGACTTGACTAAGCTGCTGCCCACCGTTAAGCACGCTAGTCAAATAATTACGTGCCAAACGCAGCTGCCCTTGATTTGGATAGGGAGTGTCAGGGTTTACTTTTACCCAAGCCTGCGCATCGGCAATAATTTCTTTCGCCGCCGCCATGCGCTGGTCGTTAGCTTTGTTTTGCTGAACACCAAATAAAGATTTCGCCGCTTGGTCGTAACTAATACCATTAGCTTTTGCGACCATACCAATCTTATAATTGTTCTGCCTTACAAAATCATTAAAGCTCAAATCATGGTTAAACCTAGCTTGGTCTTTGCTCAACGCCGAAGCGTACGCCATGTCAGCAACTTTATACTGATGTTGCTTATCCATACGCTTATTAGTTTCAGCGACATTGTATTGGTCGTGCATCGTCGGCAGTCCGGCCATTGCAATTTTTGCTGCTTCCGGATTATACTTAGCCATTTGCGAACCAATCATCTGAGCACCAGTGTAATCTTTCGCTCCGAGAGCATACTTATACTGCTCGAACAAATCGTTATACATGCCGTCGTTATGCTCTTTGACCTTCGCATCAACCATCGGCGAAATGTTATCCATAATCTGCCCAATCTGGTATTCCGTCCTACCGTTCTTTCGCAACTGCGCTTTTAGGAGGTTGTTAAGCATCTTCGGGTCGCTTACAGGCACTTTGCTCAAGTCAAGATTCGCAAGATTGGTACTAATGGTGTTTGCTGTCTTTGATGCTATAATCTCATCGCCTGTTGGGTTTGGAGTTCCGCCGCCGTATTTGTTTTTGACAAACTCCCATTTTTCCTTTTGGATGGCATCTTGTGGGGAAATTATGTTGTTGGCCGCATCTACTGCGTTATTGCCGCCCGGAATGCCGAGCTGTGCATTTGCATTTCCGTAAGTTTGTTGCTCGCCAGCAGCGTCACTCTGGAAGCTCTGCCCATAAACTCCCTGCAGCGTATCATTGTTAGACGTAGGCGAAGTCGCGCCCATATTGTTTAGGGCTTCCAACGCTTCCTGTTCGCCCTTTTCAATACCACGACGGTTATAGTTCTCGCCCCAAATTGTGCCCAGAACAGTACCGAGTGATTCACCAAGCTGTTCCTGCGGCGACGCGTAAGGGTTATAGCGCATCTTCATTCCATATCTGCCGTAACTCATGCTACTTCACCGCCCCATTCATCAGTACCCGCCTTCGCTACAAAACCATTAGCGTAATATGTATTGCTACCTGTAACCTTGAGGTCATATACCTTGCGCTCGCCACTGTGTGCAATGCCTTTAACTTTACCTACAAACTTGAGAATATCGCCGATTCGCAGCATTGCTACATCGCGCCATGTACCGTCATTCAAAAGCAAGGGTTGCGTAAGAGTTGTGCCTACATTGCGCATAGTACCTTCTTCGTCTTGGCAAATAACGATGTATACGTCGCTATAATGCGGCTCCATGATTTCCGTAACCTCTTCGACATTTCTACGGTCGCACACATGGTCGTAAGACAGAATCTTGTCTCCGACTTTGATTTTGCGAATAGCTTTCTGTTCGCCGCCAGCCATCTCGACAGGCGTTTCTTCCACGAAGCACCAAGCGTTAATCGCCGCTGACGCCGCGCCGTTGAACAGACCACCGAGGAAGCTGCCGCCGCCAGAGGTCGTGCTGGTTGTTGTGCCTTGACCGGACACCGCATTCAGAGCGCCAAGCGTACCGCCGCTATTTAAACCAAGGGACGCGTTCCAGAGGTTCAGAGCGGGCTGTTGAGCTGCTTCTTGTGCCGCAGCACTTGTAGAAATTTGGCTTCCGGCAAGCGATGCCTGTTGGCCATACAAGCCGTTCAGAACACCGATATTATTCTGGTACTGCTGCGCCATAGTATCGGCAGCATTTTTAGAAATATCGTTCATAGCAGTATTAGTAACGCTGCTGTTCAAGATACCACGAGAGCCAAGGCTATTAAGCGTCTGCCCCATTGTGTTGTTAACGCCACTGGCGATGCTCGCTTCCATGTTCTTCTGATACTCCGCAGGAAGGATGCCTTGAGCAAGGTTAGCTACGCCCTGCTGCGCACTGCCGATTTGCTTATTAGCGTTGGACAACAACTGGTTATAATCAACTTGAATAGTGCCCAAGCTGTCTTTCAGCAAGCCTTGTGCTACGTTATTCAGCCACAAGGCGTTAGGTGCCACCGCTTCTGCATAATCGGCAGCCTGCTTCTGCAAGCGGATTTCCTGCTCTGTTGGTTTGTAAGACTGAACTGTTGTGCTGCCGCCTTTTTTACCCATTAAGCGCACCTTCTTCCTTTAGCTTTGCTTTCATTTCCTCAATCATCGGACTGGTGGCTTTAGCGTTCAAGTAATGCGTCACCCAGTACGCAGGCTCACCTGTTTCTTTGTCAGTATGCTTATAGGTGATAATAATCAGCCTGCCGATGCTATCTTGACACCAGTAACGATACTGTCCGTTTACTTCTTCGCGTTCCAGTATTTCCCAGCCGAAGCCGCGAATATATGGCTCGATATGGCGAGTGCAGATTGTTGCGACGCAGTTGCAGCCAAAGGTTGCACCCACAAGCTCGGCGAAATCACGCCAGAACTTAGCATCGCCGCATACTTGATACACGATTACCATTTTGCCCTCTTCGTCCAGCTTCATAGTAGCAAAGCCACGCTCTGCTAAATAAAAAAGGCGGTAGCCCGGTAGGATTGCCGCCTTGTCATTTGTTTTCTTTTCGTAAATCTCTATCCATTCTTTAAGGCTCTTGCCCTTCATATTGCATACCGCCTTTCGTTATTTTACGTATTATTCGTCAACGCCGTACAGATTAAAATTCTTGATTCTGTGTGGAGATGAGCTGGTCACGACAATTTCAAACGCTCGCAAAGAATTGTAAAAATGTTTGATTCTACGCTTAGATGCCAAACTATAATCGAAGCCACGGTTGGCAATCTGCACATGAATCTTGCCATCGTTGTCGCCCTCTCTGCCCTCAACAAATATATCGAGGTAGCGGGTGATAATTCTGTTCGGCGTGATAAACATCTTCGATACAATCTTTGACTTGATAAGAGCGTTACCGTCCTTAGTATATTCAGAGTTCATGCGACGCAGACCGGTATCCGTAGCAAGCATAATACCGTTGCTCGTCTCCACAGCATCGTTAATGTCGTCGTGAAACACATACTTATAAGCCGCGCCGGTATCGTACTGATAAATATAAAAGGTCTTTTTGTCTGCTTCATTAGGACGAATCCATAGCTGTCTACGCGTCAGCATATTCCATACCTTCGGCTTATGGCAATTCTCTTGCAGCAGACGGTTGATTTTATAAGCAACCTCCGTAGTATCGAAGTTGCCGTAGGTCGTCGTAGTTTGCAAGCTGCGCAGCCCTAAGTCCGTAGCGAATACAATCGTACCGCCCATCAGCGCAAACGCTTCTCTGTCGTCCTCTGCGTGCGTATCGCTCAAAACAGCATCGCTGCTGAGGTCTGGAACTGTACCAGATACGCGATAGCCCCTGTCGTTGGTTTTGAACACGATTAGGTCGCCTGCGAGCGTCAGCACTGTTATAATATCACCACCGTCACAAGCGCCGATTTGATACCATTGCGCTTGGCTAATCATATTAGTATCTTCCTTCCACGCCTCGGCTGATGTGCAATCACCAGTCGAGCTATAACGGAAGTTATCGTCGCCACGCTTAGATGTGCCAAGTCTCATGTCCTGCACCCAAAGATTGTCGCTCAAGAAGCTGCTCTCTACCGTTACGAGCGGATTCTTGTAGTCGTAATATTGCAGCTTGCCACCGCTAGCCAGAATTATCTTATCAGAAAAACGGCAGCACGCAGGGCGCTCTCCGCCTGTCAGCTTGCCAAGAGATGTTGACTCCTCACCAACATATGCGTAGTAGACATTTGCACCATCAGAGCCGTCCGCAGGAGGCTTGCCAGCGAGCAAAAAGCCATCGGTTGATAAATCATACCAAACCTTGTCAATCGGCTCTCCTACGTCAATTAGAGGCTCTGAATAGCCATCCCTAGTACGCAAAACTCCCTGCTCAAACATATAATTTTCAAGCAGGGCGGCTTCGTTTTCCGCTATCATGTTTTCTGGTACAGAAGCGTTCATGCCACCTGTCAAATTGCTAAGGCTACACGATACGGCTTGTTGTTGTCGTTCTATAGGCATAACGGTTCACTCCAGTCAATTTTTTCCCAGTAACGCGGCCAGCTTAAATCCTTGCGTATTAAACCGGTATATAAACGATGATGCTTCCAGAGCATCATATGTTTAAGTTTCATAAATGTATGCCACCTTTTCATTGGCATCTGGTCTGGTCGATATTCCTGTTTCACTGAGTACATCCTCGGCTTTTTGTATTTCATGGCACTTACCTCTACCTATTTCATGCGCAATTCTACGCCAGAACTATCTGCTTCAATCTCGCCTACATTCCAATCATAAGTTGATACCGGAACGTCACCCAGTCCTTCATTTACTAACTTATTGAAAAAGTCAGCCATTTCTTGTACAGTAATTGCTTCGCCTTTAGATTCATGCTTAAAATGTTTCATTTTGCACCTCACCACTCCAATCTTGGCAGTTCTGCTTATTTTATGCCATTAAGCGCAGTTTGCAACATAAAACCCAAGAGTTCCCAAATCTTGTTTTTGATTCTACCCAAGCAAATTTCAGCACCAATTTTTTCGTCATAATTGGCAGAGTCGACACAAGCAGACCCTTCAACCATTTTAAAGCCGTTAATAAGTTCAACTACAACAACGGTTGTCTTATTATCTACTGTTTCAACGTGTACATCTTTAATGAATTTATCGACTAACTCTTGAGTAACGGTATTGTTATCGCCAACTTGCATATATGCTTTTTCAAAAACTTCTTTTGGCGACCAGCTAACATATCCGTCGGGATAAGTTACTTTGTAACCATTTTCACCAGCTTTATGTGCGCCCATTTCTTCCCACGCTTTACATGGTTCAGCTTCTACACATTTGCAACCAATATATTTAGACATTTTATTTACCACCTTTCAAAATTCACGATGCGTTTTTCTACTCAATTCCATATCTCGCCTTGTACTCTCGTTGCAGGTAGGATATTCCACAGTTTCATATGTTTTGACAAAAATTTCGGGTTTACAGGGATAAAATTCTCCTTGCACGCCTTTGATGATATAGTCGCCTACTTTAGCTTCGTGATTGCCCTCTAAAGTATGAATAACGAGCTTTTTATCGTAAGTTAAAGCAGAACCTACAAAGTTTTGAAGTTCTTTTAAATTGCAGCCGTTCCATTGGACAGCTTCAATAACTACTGGTTTCTTGCGGTATTGCATTTGCGTTATCTCCTTTCATAACTTTTAATCTGAGCAATCATACATAAGCAAGTACCAATCGCAGCACCTGCCCATGTAAAGAGCATATCTTTTGTATCAAGCAGTCCATAATCAAAATAGTCATAGACCTCTTTTGCTACCCCTGCAACTACGCCTGTGGATAATCCTAAGATGGGGTCATACAGACCGATTAACAGGGCGATGATGCAGCCACAGCGGAAGTGTAGTTTTTTGTCATAGGGAATTTTCATTGCTGTTCACCATTTACGTTTGTTGTGGCATCAACAAGCGTTTTAATTTTCCATTCACGCATAAGAACAGGTTCTTCCAAAAGATAGTCTAATCCGTAAGTCTTTGACACACGCATCCTTCCGGCAAAGGGAAGATTTATGAATTTTGTTTGTTCCGGCACAATATCATCATATGTTTTATCATTAATTATATTAATGTTGTATCTTTGCACACCATCCTTTTCATATAGCTTATAAGAAAATTTCTGTTCTTTTTCTCCGTCAGCAGTAAAAAAAGTCTGATTGTTAAAGCATAGAACACCTTGTTTTTTTACACCTATGCGCACATCGTACAGGTCGCTGTTTATTTTAAAATCACTATCTGTTGTTTCAGCAACATCCCATAAAATCTTAAGATTTTTGGCTGTTATATGGTTACCTTTGCCATTAACACTTTCAAAAAAATAATAGTACCCCAATTCAGTATAAAAATTATTGTTTTGATATTCAAAAAAATAGGTACCGGAACTTTTAGATACAACAAAATGTACATTTTTAAATATAAAAGTGTTATTTTTTACTGTAATATTTTGATTTTTACTTCGGATAAAAGGCTTTAACTCCGTATCATTACCTTCTGTGCAATACAAAAAGTTGTTTTCAAAAACAGCTCTAGCATTTACAGTACAAGATAACAACGCACCTCCTAAATACTGGTTTATTTTTATATAGTTATTTCTAAAAATATATGTTTTAGCAGGCGTGTTAGATGTAAAGAAAAGTAGTACATCAGCTTCAAAAGTATTATTTTCAATACTTATATCAACCTCAGATGTCAATGAACATAAGCCAACAGCACATTTAGTGCGGTCTGCTCCATATGTTTCAATTAGCATGTCCACAAATGATTTTTCGACAATAAATTTATTATCAAAATATGTTCTGATACCACCATTACCTTTACATTTTATAAAGTTATTATTGTCAGTATGTGCATACGCAACATTATTTTTCCAAATATTACCGGTATAAGTTACATTTTTGCAAGATAAATAAGCATCATATACTGCGCCGTTGTCAGAAACAATTCCTTCAACATAATTTCCTGTATAAACCACATTTTGAGTTTCAGCAACAATAAATCCACAATAAGTTGTTGTGCTACTTACTATCGTTGGCTCATTAATGACATGATTGTTACGCACAATAAGATTTTTCATGTTTTCAAAAAGTCTATTATATTTATCTTTCCACAATTCAGATGCATTATCCGGTAAATTTTCGTTAGCTATCGAAAAAAACAAATATTTAACATTCTTAATATCATTGTTTTCAATAATACAAGTATCAAAACAGCAATCTGAAAAATCGGCAAAACTAAAATGGCAATTATATACTCTATTATTTTTAAAAATAATAATACTAATTTTAGGCAATTCCTGTGCATCATTATAAATACGCTCAACACCATCATTGCTGCGCTGTAGGGTTGCATTATTTTTAAACACACAACTATCACATATAAACTTATCCATATTTGTAATGTTTTTAGATGTGCTTATAGCATAAAGCAAGTGAGATGCTGTGTCTTGGAGTTCAGATTCAAAATACATATTCTTTAATACAATATTTTTGATTTTATCAGAATATGTAAATACGTAAGGAGTATTTTGCATACTAAATATTAAACCACAACTAGAATTTACACCGATAAAAACAAGGTCTTTCTTTAATTCTTGCGTTTCTGTACATACAACTCTGTATAAATCTAAAAATCTAATAGCAAAACCTTTGTTGATTGCTGCAACTAATTTCTCGAGATTTTTACCATCAGTATCATCTTTAGATAAATTTAATTGTTTTGTATTTACCGTACCATTCTCCACCACCAGCTCCGCAACATTCCCATTCGCCAGCTCATGCAACGAGCCACCATCGTCAACGTCCCCGTCAGCTTTAGCACGTATGATATACGTAGCTCCACCACCATCGTTGGGTGAGTAGTAGCCGAGGGTGCAGGCGGTCATACCTGCGGAGAGTAAGCTGTCAGCTTTCATCTCTGCTACGCTTTTATAGACGATAGGTAAATTCATAGCGAATACCTTGTTAGCAAAGATGTAACCCCAGCGTTTCAACGCTGTGCCAACGCTGCCTGCAAGGTCAGTGAGTGGAGTAAGCATACCATTATTGTAGATTTGCTTTACCTCTGCGTTAGCCTGCTTTACCTCTGCATTAGCCTGCTTTACCTCTGCGTTAGCCTGCTTTACCTCTGCGTTAGCCTGCTTTACCTCTGCGTTAGCCTGCTTTACGTCCTGCTTCATGCTTTTTATATACTCAATAATCTTTTGAATATATGACTTTATCGCAGGAAAAAAAATTGAAGGTCGTACAGTGAGTAGTTTCTCGTTCGTAGTCGCAATGATATTTTCCGCATCTTTGCAGCCAACAACATGGATAGTAAACTCCCCTTCGATAGCTGTACATTCAATAGGAATAAGGCACGTATTATTCACTATTGAAATTTTATATATATCTTCGCCTTGAATAAAAACCGCCCATTTATCCAATGTTTCCCAGTCGTTAGAGAAATCAAATACGCACTCTACAAAGTTCTCTGAGCCAGAAATCATATAAGCTTCCGACGTGCGAATTAATCTCTGCCCGTCAACTTCAAATTCTATCTGCATTGTTTTCACCTCAATTTTCTATTCTATCGTATAATCAGAATTAGTATCTATACAAATAAACGTCACGCTGCCTGTGCTAGTGGCTGAACCATCAATCTTTGCTGAATAACATTCAACAGTAAAGCCCTCAGTAGTTACATCCTTTGCCTTGCACACAATGTTGTATGACGACGCGCTCAGTTCCATGCTGCGCGGAGAGCATAATACCACTGGAACACTGCCCCAAGCGTGCGCAAATTTGACTTTAGCACCATTAGAAGCAGTGCCTACGAGTATTCGCCTTGCCGCCATATAAACGTTTCCCTGTGCGTCTTTATAGCTCGCTCCTGCGGAGTTGAATTGCACAGCCCCACCAGATGTATCGGTAATGGTTAATCCTTTCTCATTAAGCAACGCTGCACCGCCTGCAATAGCTCTTTCACCATTCAAGGTAATTATACCGTTTTGCAGTTTTCTTGTTGTCACAGCTCCATCTGCGATTTGTGGCTCTGCAACTGCATCGGCTTTGATATTGTCAGTGTCGACGAGCAAATCTTTTACTTTGGCATTTACTACGTCACTCCATTCACCTTCGCCAATGGTATCTACAAAAGCATAGCTTATAGAAACGCTGCCATCCACAACGGAGTAGGTATATTCATCGTTGACAGAATCAAAATAGCCTTCTGTCTGCGTTCCGTCTGTTTTGGTGTTAATGATATGCAGCTTATAGCCTGTGCAGCTCTGCGGCAGGCTTGCCATTTTAATAGTCACGCCGTCAATCACGCCAGACACCACTGGGGCAGCAGGTTTTACTGGTTTAGCTTTGTTGAATTGGTGCGTCGCAGGCTGGCTATATTCACCGAAGATATTGCGGACGTACAGATATGCCGTACCTGCCCTCGTGCCAGGAGTAGCACGACTATAAAGCTCTCTCGTCCTGCCCAAGCATTTGTTATCCCATACGCCAGGGTTTCCATCTAGTCTAAGCTCGAAAAAGTCTATGTGACTACCATCGTCGTCCACTTTCCACTGCCACAATGCGCCGTTATTGTCCCATGTCAACGTGAACTGTGTTGGAGTGGCAGGGATGTAAGAAACACCTACGATTTTAATTGTTGCTGTCGGTGCGCCGCCAAGGTCGGACACAACTCCTTTTGAGTTGACGGCTGCGACCTTAACAGTATAAGTTAACCCTCTCTCTACATTTTGTAAAATGTATTCATTGCTCTTGCCCTCTGCTTCTCCGTCTTTTTGCCACTCACCGCTACCGGTCTTGTGCCAGATTTCAGCTTTTGCGTAATCTTCTATGCCAGCAACGCTCCATTCCACCTTAATATCGTTCAATCTGACATTATCAATAATTCTATTGATTTCCGAAAGTCTAATACCAGATACTTGCGTAGGCACTATGTTCATGGTTTTTAAAACAGCAATAATATCGCCTATACATTCCTTTAACTGCCTAACAAAAACCTTGCCGTCGCCCGAAACCGAGTTTGGTACATTCGTTTTCAAAGTTGGCAACTTAGCTATTAAGTCTTTGATGTTCATACTAAACCACCTACGCTTGTACGCCAAAAGCGCTGTTAACCATATCCATGAGCGATGTGCTGAGGGATTGGTCTTGCGCCACGTTAAGTCTCTGCTGATTCAGCAAGAGGAGCACCGTAGCATTAACAATTACGTTATTGGTCAGTGCGTCATCATACGGCATTTCTTCTCCGTCTGCGCCTGTAATATTCGATGGTTTGAAGAAATACCGCAGTGCCATTTTCTTCTTGCGGCTTTCAAGGAATTTTATGGTTTTGCCAGTAACTCTAATGGGCGAAATGCCGCAGAATTTGATATAGTCTTCCGGCACCAAATCGCCGTCTGCTACCTCAATATCCTTAACCGCCAACGGGTTCTGAGCAGTTACAAAATATAAACCAATATAGTTAATAGCTTGGTTGATATAGCTGACAATATCGTCGTTGTCAAAATCACCAATCGCCTCTTTATCATTGATACGATTGCGAATATCTTGAATAACTGTGCTTACTAGCATTTGTGCCCTCCTTTCTATACCATGAACGGCATCTTAATACGAGCATGAGTATAACGTCTTGCAGGAACGATAGCCTCTACCGCCTGCTCAATAGCTTGCAGCATACCATTCTCACCGTCCGTCAGCACAGAGAAAGCAAAGTTTCTGATAAGCTGTTCAAAGACTGCGGGCAGGTCAATTTCGTCCTTCTCTGTTTCGATTTCCTCGATTTTCTTGCGGTATGTAATGGTAAAATCCGGTAAACCAGAAAAGATTTTATTGCCCACAATTTTGTACTCGTCAAACACCGGCAGCTTCGTTGAAGCAACTACCCTAAGTGGTAAGCCATGCTCACAATCGTTTACACCTACCAACGTCACGAAATCGAAAGGCAGGCTAACGCCGCTGTTAAGCTCTTCGGTGCTAAGGTGGTATTCCTTAATCTTCTCCAAAAAGTCACTGTTACGAAGCGCGTAGGACGCGTTCAGATAGTCGATAACATCGTTGATAGCATTTATAATCTGGTAATCAGTATATTTGATTTCGTCAAAATCCACGGTCTTCAAGCGGATTTTGCGTATAAGCCTTGAAACCTCTATCGCCATAGCTTCTCACCTCAATAGTATTTCTTCGGAATCAGCGGAGCGAACTCTCGATGCACCTCGAAGAACTTCTGCATCAGCTTTGTATATTCACCCATGTCGCCTGCTCGCTGCGCTTTCTGCGCTTCGATGAGCCAAGGGTCGTACATAAACATTTCGCAGGGAATAACGCCCATAGAGCGGAACTCTGCACCGTTTCTGCCGAGGGTGCCTCTGCCGCCGCCCTCTTTCTCAATCATGCGTGCAACTTCCGCGCCGACGCTGTGGTCATATTTGTTTACGACGTGGAAACGATTCTTCTCGTCAATAAAAGTATCTTGCTTTACAAGCATTGATAGCACCTCCGTTATTGTTTATTTTTTAACTGGAGCTGGGTACGAGACTCGAACTCGTATGGGACGCTTACAAAGCGGCCATGTTGCCATTACATCAACCCAGCATATTATGGAGCTGACAGCAGGATTTGAACCTGCAACCTTAGCTTTACGAAAGCTGTGCACTGCCTATTGTGCTATGCCAGCATATAAGAAAACCCCTCGAAGCCGAGGGGTTTAAAGTGGTCGAAATCGACGGGGTTAAATTAGCGCTTGATACCCAAGATAGCACCGGAAGCACGAGGAGCGGTGATTTTCAGACCGAGCCAAGACTCGATACGCTTTGCGTCGGAAGTGCCGGTTTTAGGCAGGTCGAAGGTGCGAGTCTTTTGGAACCATTTCAGCAGCATGTAGTCGGTATCCATGATGAAAATGCTGCTGTCGGGGAGCATACGGTGAGACTCTGCGGTCAGAGTACCGTAGTCGGTCTGAATAACGTCGGCTACCAGCTCCAGTTTGCGCCCCTTGGTCATGTCGCGGTTGATGGTCGTAGAAGCAGTTACCAATTGGCTGAATTTACGCTTCTTCGCAGAGGACATATAAGCCTTGGTCGGATTACCGCCACGGTTGTAAACCATTTCCATGACGGTATTTAAATCGTCCAGAGTATAGTCAGCAGCGCCGCCGAGGGAGATTACGTTATTCTTGATAATCTTTACAGCAGTACCGGCAGCAGAAGGCTTAACCTGTTCGGCATCAATTTTCTCGATAGCGCCCTTGAGGGTGTTATACAGAGTGAATTTTGTTGCCGGAGTAGTGTCGTCGAGACGGATGTAGTAAATCGTCTTGGTTTTTAAGCCAGTCGGCATAGTGGTTGCATCGAAGTACACGAAGTCACCGGTCTTCATGTCATGAGCTGCGCTGGCAGTAATTACGCCGTCGGTGGTGGAGACGGTAACGTCCAGAGTCTCTTCCTTCATGAAGTACGGAATACCGCCCGTCATGGCCGGGGTTGTGCCGCTTTCCGCACGGCTGATAGTGTTGGACACGATAGCATACTCAATATCATGAGCATGTTCCTTCATGCGGTTGGTCATCAAGCGAGCCAACTCGTCCTTTTCGCGATACACCTTGGATACCTTGCGCTGCGCTTCGGTAACTTTCAGAGTGTTTACGAAATACTGGTTGTGGTTCTGCAAGCCCTGCAGAGAACCGCCCTTTTCCGCAGTGTACTCTTCATCTTCCAGATGGGCGTTTACTTTCGGGGGATTCAGATGCTCGCTCATCCACTCGAAGAACAGAGTCTCGGAGTTTTCAGAAGGCAGCATGGATAAGAATTTGGTTTCTTCGGGAGAGATGTTAGTGATAACTTCACTCATGTCCTCCGCGTGGCCGATGGCTTCCGTGGTATGAGATTGGGAAGCAGAAGGGCCAAGATTACGATTAATGTCTTTGATTGCCATTAAATTTTCACCTCATTGTTCAAAAAATTTATTAACAAAAATCTTTCGGCCTCGGGGAAAGCCTTGGGATTTTTATTTCTGGTTTTGCTTTAGGAAATCAGCCATCCATTGTACGCGTTCGCGTTGGCTGGCGTTACGCAAAGCTTGATAATCCGGGACGTATTTCTTCGTCATGGTTGCGCCGTCACCGGCTCGCTCGGTTACTGGAGGCCTAACTGCTCGCTTCGGAGTAGTAGACAGCTTATTTTTACGAGCGTAGTATTCCTTGCGGCTGCGCTCGTAATACATACGCAGTTTCACAGCCTGCGGCTCGGTAATAGTGCCTTTGTTAAGAGCATCAAAAATAGGAATAAGCTCAGACGCTTCTTTGTAAGGCAGCTCGTTGACGCGTTGCACCATAAACTTGTCAATAGCGTCGAAATTCGGCTCGGTTCGCTTTGCTTCATTTACGAACTCATTGATACCGCCGTATACCTCAGCTCGTTTCTGGCGAGCCGCGCTTTCTTCGGCATATTTATTTTGCAAAGTACGGACAATATCATCACGATGCCACTGCTTTGCCAGCTTATAGTTAATTACGCGCGGGTCGTCATCATCCATAAGGCTGATATTCTCAAGCTCATCATTGCTCAAACCTGCATCTTGTGCGGCTCTCGCGCTGGCTTCCTGCTCCAGATTCATAAGGAACTGCTGCTGTTGCGCACGTTGCTGCTCCGGCGAAAGCTGCTGCTGCGCTAGAAGCTCTTGCTCTTGCTTCTTTTTGGCCTCAACCTGCGCATTGTACTGGGCTTGCGCCTGCTGGATTTTAATGCTTGCGACCTGCGCCTTATACTCGTCGGGCACACGACGCTCGTCGATGTTACCTGCGCCGATAGCCGCGGTCAATTCTTCGAGCGAATACTTCTCGACAGGCTGCTGCATCTGCTCATAAGCTTGCTCTGCAATATTGGAAACAGTCTCTTCGCCTACTTCTGGTTCACCAGTTTCACCTTCACTCGGCTCGTTGTCCGTTTCGTCAGTAGCAGAGTTGTCGTCTGGAACGAACTTCAAGGAGCGCTTGCCGTTAGAATCCTCTACAAGCTGATAGCGTCCAGTGTCGCCCTCAAAACGCATACCGCCCATGTCGTTGCCGGATTCGCTGTCGCTGCTAGGCTCTCTGCTGGCTTCTACAGAGCTTTCTTCGCCTGCGCCAGTGTTTGTGCTAGCATCGTAAGTTTCGACGCTCTGAGAGTCCACGGGAGCCGCAGACGGGGCTTCGTTAGCAGTATTTGTTACGATACCTTCATCCATGGTTTTTACCTCCTAAAAAATTAGCTCTGGCCTGTAATTTCGGTCAGAGCTTTGTCTTTTTGCTTACCCATGTAGGCAGCATGTTCGAGCATTTCTACCAAACGGCAGACCGCTCTATAATCACTGCGCTGCTGCTCAATATCGCCGCCAGAACGTGCTGCTTCCAGCATCTTTACATCGGCCTCTTTCTTCATCGCAAACGCATATTTATAAACCGCCTCAGCGTCCTGCCCGTCAACAACAATCTGTTGCAGGACAGTAACGCGAGAAGCGATATTACGGATTTGTCTTTCGTTTCGTTTAATCATTTTTTATAAGCACCTCGTGTTCAGCAATCGCTCTCTCGGTAGTGTCAATACCCAGCTTCTCTTTGAGATATTCACGCTGCGCATCTGGCGGCAGGTTTTCAAGACTGAGGTTAACGCGCGGAACAGAAGATTTAGCAATAGCAAGCTGCAAGCTGTTTTGCAGAGCTTCGGCCTGTGCCTGTGCTGCTGCCTGCTGTGCGGCCATAGCCTGTTGTTGCGCTTCCGGAGATTCTGGGTCAAGCAGATATTGAGAAACATCACGCAAGCCGAGCGCTTCGAGCAGTTTCACAACGAGGTTGTACCAGCTCTTTGCGTTGACGATGCCTTGGGAAGCAAGCTGCGGATAAATCTGGTTCAGCACAAGCATCAAATACTGAATCTGTGCTTCCCTTGTGCCTGCACCCTGCCCGACATTAACGATTAAATCATAGTCAATATCCAAATCTTCCTTGCGGATAGAGAGAGTTTTGTTAGTCAATCGAATCATTTGCTCATCTTCCAGATATTTCTGGTTCAGCAGAATAACAAACTTATAAATCGGAATGAAGAAACGCTCTGCGATAGAACGTGCAACCATCTTGTTGCGTTTCTCTGCCATTCCCAAAATAGCAGTAACACCCGTCGCCGTTTGATTCAGCGAGTTAGAATCAAGGCCTTGATTATACCTTGTACTACCGGACTGGCTTTCGATTTCGTTCTGCGCATAGTTGATAACGTCCATCGTCAGACCTGCAAGCGGCAGGCTCGGCGGTGTAAGCACAGCAGTTCCGGGGTCGCCCTGCGTCGAAATAATCTCATCACCTTCCATTAGCGCGTCCATATCTACCATGCGTTCGTTGACGAAAATGCGAGGGGCATTGTTCTTTGCCACATTCGTGATAATCTGGCGCATTACCGCAGTCTTCAAATCCTGTTGTTGCTCCAGCGTGTCAGTAGAGCTGTCGCGATTGAATACAGCATTCGGGTCGTATTCCGCAGAGCAAATAAAGAACGGTGGGAAGCCATAATCGTTCTCGGAAATGCGGATTGGCTCATCTCCCACAGCGTGAACAATGACGTTTTCGTAGATGCCATCGTTGTTCCAGTCAACCTGCAAATATGCCTCGTAAAGCTCTACTTCTTTCGACGCGTTATCTTCGTCGCTCGGTCGCTTGAAGCTGTCCGCCCTGTCAACGTCATTAGAGCGGTCAAGCATCGTGGAGCTGGTATCACCGGGGTCGTATTCTTCCAGCGCTTTGTCGATATTTTTATAAACGCCGTCCATTTCGCGCTGTTTCAGATAGCTGCCGCGCACAATCTTACGGTGTGCAACAAACTTGCAGTCCTGCAAATTCGGGGCATCTGGCGTATAACGCAGTTCGCTCGACGGCACATACTCAATAACAGGATGATTTGCAGTAACCTTGACTTCTTCGTAAGTGCACTTCACGAGGTCGCCAATGCCATCGCCCAGCTCGGTAAATTCCAAATTCTGGATTTTACCTATACCTGCACCTTCCATCAGAGCAATAATCTGTTCCAAATCTTGCAAGTCTAACAGAAACTCCATCTTTGTGCGCTTTTCTTCGTGCTTCCACCAGACTTTCGCTACTGCAAAGTTCTCGCTTAGCCCGCAGCGCAATTCAGCTTGGCAGAAGTGATACCAGTCATTCTTTTTTTCGAGCTGATAACGCACAAGTTCCTGTACCTTGGAAGCAATCTCGTCGTCGTCGACGTTTACGCCTTTGACAGAGAGCGGAGCATCTGCACCACAGAACGCCTCCATCATGCCAGTCAGAATCCAATTGCAGGAAGTCTTTACGTCTTTGGAAACCCAGCGAGAGGTCTGGGATAAGATAGGGAATTTCTTGTCATAATACTCTGCCGTGCCTTGATAAACATCACGGCGATGCAGGATTCGCGGTTCCACGACCTCAGTATATTGCGTGTTAGCAATATTTCGGCACTCTCGGAAAGACTTCATAATCTTTTCTTTCTGTGCCTCGGTAATGCTATCTAGCGAAATCGGTTCTTGGCTCGGCGTGCTGGACATTTTGAGCATCTCCAGAGGGTCTTGTGCCCCCATAGCTGCCTGCGGATTCGGCATACCGGGTTGCGGCTGCTGCGGAAGCGCTCCGCCTGTCATGGTGCCAACCGCAGCCTTATTCATGCCAAAGTCCGGGTTAGTCGCCTGCCACGAGGAACGGTGCACCTCGCTGTCCGCAGCCTGCGCCAGCTTATCATTTAAATCAGCCATGCAACATCACCGCCTTAGAAAAATTCAGTCAGCACGCAATCACCGCCAATAACGTATAAGTTATCAACGTTTGTCGTTGTCACCGGCAAAATAGTAGTCGTGCCAGCAGGAACAGCCATGCCCGTAGCCGAAGTAACGCCCTTGCCGCCGATATACACGGTGCTTTCGCCAGCCGTAATAGCGATTCCGTGGCGGCCTGTACGCTGCAATGCAGCGACCTCCGGACTTGCTGCCACAACAGCCTTTGTTGCCGACAGCTTCGTTGTCTTAATATCATCTACTGGATATAAAAGCATTGTTTATACCTCCGGATATTCGTCAATAATTTGAATGCCATACGCCACTGCACATTCACGTTCAATTTTGCAACCACGAGCCTCGTCCCAGTCTGCTGTAAAGTAAGCAACATCAGCATCAGCCAACATTCGGATAGATTCAGCCATATACTTTAAAGGATGCGTACCTTCTTCAAAATCAAAGAAAGTTTTCAGCATCTCAAATTCTTCGTTTGGGAATTTCTCTTTCATTAACTTGATTGCTTCTTTTCTTACTTCTACAATTTCTTCAAAAGTTTTCCCATTCATAGGGCAAGAAACGAATAACTTTTTCATGTTTGTACCTCCATCACATCTTGCCATATTTACGCGTCAAACCAAGCTTCTTAGCACGCATAAAGGCATTTCGTCTCGTATTATTAACAGGAAAAGCAAAGGTCAGACACAATGCGTCCGCCAAGTCGGGGGAATAGCCTGTCTTATCCTTGATGCTCTCCTTCGATTCAAGCTTGATACGGTTTAAGCCGTCAAAACTGTACTCCGGCATCGAAAGCTCCTGCCTCAGCTCCGGCATGTACGGCAAATCGCCGCCCTGTTCGAGCCATTGTCGGCAGCTATCCCACATCTCTGCACGCTTATTGACGTAGCGAGTGTCTAGGATAGCCTTGCCGCCAAACGGAACCTCAATGACCTGCTTATAGCCTAATTGCCGCAGGCGGTCAATAACACCTTCGCCACGGCCTGCATCAATGAACACAACGTCTGGCATCCAGTCGTCAATCTCTTGCGCTAACATACCGGCAAAAGTCATGTTGTCGACCTCTTTTCTTGTCTTTGGCTCCCAGACCTTTAGTCCCTGTCTGCGTATCATTACACTGCGGTCATCACCGAAACGCGCAACGTCCACGCCCAGAATCTTCGGCAAGTCTTTATACTCAGCCTCAGACAGCTCCCTGCTCATTGCCTCGTTGATGGAATCGAGAGAAATAAGCTTGTTGGAGGCATTTGCAGCAAAGTCGCAGTAAAGCTCTTGTCGAATCTCGGCAGGAGTCATCTCACGCTTCATCTCTTCCAGCTCTTCCGCCGGAATGATGCCAGTCTGGTCAACATCATACAAGCATGTGAACCAAGAATTATTCTTCTTCGCCTTCAAGTAAATGTCGTAGAACTGGTTCTGGCCTTTAGGAGTACCAATAAAAACAGCCCAGCCACGACGGTCTGACAAGGCAGGTCTGATAACCTCACCCCACAGCTCCTTACGTATCTGGGCATATTCATCTATTACTACACCGTCCCAGTACGTACCACGAAGGCCGTCCGGACGGTCAGCACCGATAATATAAATTCTTGCGCCGCGCACATTCGGATGAAAACTCGGCAGTTCTACATAAAGCTCGCTCTCGTTAATCTTGCGTCCCGGTATCGCCGCAGTATATCGCTTGAGATAATCCCACGCAATCATCTTGGCCTGCTTCAAGAACGGAGCAAGATAAGCATAGTTAGGAGCTTCGTATTTCGTCATGGTGACAGCTTTCTTGATGATGTGATTAATGCTGCCAACCGACTTGCCAAAACGTCTGTGAGCAACGATTACAGAGAACCTGTACTGTTCTAGGGCTGGATGCAGTATATCTCTCCAGAATGGTCTTGGCACATAGTCTATCTCGATTACATTACTCGCTATTGCCATTGTTATTCTCCTCTACGAAAGAGAAACCAGCAGGCATTTCAATCTTATAACCGCTAGGCTGCGCAGCAGGCTCTTCCGCAACCTCGGCAGGCTTCTCAGCAAGCTCTTTAGGTGGCTCGCTCTCCGTTGCGCTCGTGTTGATGGTATCGCCCTTCCACGCAAACGCAATCGGCATACCGTTGTCGGCCGTGAGCTGCTTAGTACTCTTTTCCTCCCAGCCAGCATTGTTCTTCAAAGACAAAGCAATGCCAGCAGGAGCTTTGGAATAAACCAGCTTGCCTTCAAGATAATCTTCAAGCCTCAAACATCCGTCTGCCACGACAGCGCCGAAAGCTTCATCACGCTTATCAGCATACTCCAGCATCTGCCTACGCGTCTGGAAACCCAGATACCTTGCAAGACCGCTATATGTTGGCACCTTGAACTCCTTGATTTTCTCATTCCCGTCTCGGTCATAAGTGATTCTCAAGCAGTAATCAAAATACTCATCAATTTTTCGTTTCATGCTGTCCGGAGTGGGATATAACGCCGTTACATGCCCTCCAGCACAAAAAATATCACTCATAGGCTTTCCTCCTCCCTCCGTGTATAAATTAAAAGCCCTACGCCTAGCATACGGAGGTTGATATGCTAACCCTGACGGCATAGAGCTTTTAAAGCAATAAAAAAGCACTGCAATTTCTTACAGTGCAAAATAAGCTTGTGTATGACCACCTCTAAGACTAGGTACTTAAAAATTAGGGGTACCCGGTATAGGGGGTATGTTTTATAGGGTAAATAGTTAAGTAATGGTAAGTAGTGTGGTGTGTAGTATTGTTAATGCACTAGCACCTTGATATATATATCTAAGCTTTATTTTTAAGCTGACTAGATATAGGGTGTTGGATAAAGGCGACTCTAGGCTAGGTACTTACACCAGGCAGGGTGGGGTATGGGTATACCCATAAAATATAGGGTAAAATCTACGTCCGATAATATATCTTATGTTAAATTATGCCCTATTACCCTTGTTTTAGAGGGTATAACACCCTATAAAGCTATAAGAATATACCATTATAGCTATGATTGATATACCTATTAGCCTTTACTCAATCAGCATTATCTTAAACTACATTACTTATATCGTTGCTTACATAATAATAATGTAAGCAACTTCTAACCATTACCATTTATAATGATACGGTTCTTTAAAGCCCTGCTTATCACTGTTACCATTATACCACGACTTTGCGCCTGCTTATCGTGCGGATAAGCAAAAATTTTTCGTTTTTTTGAGTACCTGCGAAAAAATACAAATTTCGGAATATTCTGTATAATATAGACAAGGAACCGCCCCGAATCCTAGAAAGGGCAAAGTTCCCCAGCTCCTCGAATCCTAGAAAAGGAGTTCCGAACCTTGATAACTTTATAGCAAGGCAAATTGAGTGCCTGAAAACTCAATCAGCTTTTTAGCGCATTTACAGTGTTAAGAGCCGACCGCCATTCGCACGCCCTAGCCAGCCATTGCAAATGGGTGCATGAGTACTAGGGACGGGATGAAAGCTATACCTTGAGTAGTTCACAAGGCGAAAGAGGTTGGTACCTGCCGCAACATTGTCGTGATGACAACATAGCGGGGAAAGTGAGTAATTGAAATAAGGGACGGGTATCGGAAAGCAATATTGTAAACGTGCCGTGATAAAAGCTGACATGCAAATACATTTTCCACCACCTTTTGGAATGGGTGGGGAACAAAACGCTTGCCTACTGGCTTGTTTACGCAAGTTTATAGGCTGGCAGGCAGGCACGACGTTCCCTCCACCTTTAAACGCCCGACTTCATTTTTTGAAGTAGGTGATATTTATGAAGAGATGGACAAAAGCCGACGAATATCGTTGGAAATGTGAACAAGCTGATTTAGTGAAAGGCGAAACAAAACGCCTGGACTCTAAAAAAGGCTATTACCGTGCCGAAAAGGGAAAAGCGGTAAAGCCCAAAGAGGAAAGCAAAGGCGTTGTGCTTATCCGCAAGTACTATCGTTCCTCCATAACTACAGTCTTTTCGCCTAGCGAAAAGACTGGCACGCTAACAGATAGAGAGTTCTTTAAAGCTCTCTACGCATAACAATTTGTCGGGCGTTTAAAGGTGGATATACCCTATGGTGGCTCGCCTAAAAAAATGCAAAGGTGGTAATTTTATGGACAACTTTCATGCCCGTGTGCAGGCTATACGGGAACGCAACGCAAGGCGGGACGAATCCGCAAAAGAGATTCTAAGCTTGCTTATCACGCTTACAATTCTCGCTGTGCTGGCGTTCAAAACTTTTTGACGCTGTGGCAAGCGCCCGACACAGCTCGGGCGTTTGTAGAGTGTGTCAAAAGACTACTCTGCCGCTGTAAATGATAGTATACGGCGGTATTACCCAACTACCAACCGACTAATCAATCAAAAGGTGGAATTGTACTATGGATATGGAAAATGCTAATGCTAAAGATGTTGCTAAAAAGATAGTAAACACAGTGTTCTGTGGAGTTTGCGGTAATCTTATCCCCGTGGACGAGGCTATTGAAACGTGCGACCATGACTGCGTATGCAGTGAATGTGTAAAACGTGAATACGTTGAGTGCAATTGCTGCGGTGAGCTGATTCCCCGTGACGACGCAAAAAAAGGCGCTGACGGTGAAATCTATTGCGAGAGCTGCTTCGACGACGACTTCTTCGTTTGCCCTCATTGTGGCAAAGTTGAATATCTCGACGACGCCGTTGCAGTATACGATGACGCTGACATGGACATGGCTGACTTTACATTGTGGTGCGAGGAGTGCGCCGAAGAAGACGCACACCGTTGCGACGACTGCGAGCGCTATTTCCGCTACAGACAAGACGTAAACGAGGATGACGTAGGGTATTGCCTCTGCGATACATGCTTCGATGAAGGGCATTACCGCCGCTGTGAAAACTGTAATGAAATCCTCTCAGAGGATGACCAATACTACAGCGATATTGACGACTGCTGCTATTGCGAGCACTGCCTCCCAAAAGACGGCGGGGACGTCATCCACAACTACCACAGCGGTATTCGCCCGTTGAACTGGCATGGTGGTATCGGCAATATTCGCGACCGCCGTGACCATCTCTTCATGGGCTGGGAACTGGAAATTGACCGTGACGGCTGGAGCAAGCAGACGGCATACGATGCAGAGTGCATTGTCAACGCCGCAGGTTACGACGTAGACGAGTCCATTGTCTGCGAACAGGACGGTAGTTTGAACTACGGGTTCGAGCTTATCAGCTCTACCGCAACGCTTGACTATCATTTGAACCATTACGGTATCGACGATTTGATGAAAGAAGCCGTCAAGCTGGGTTACACCAGTCACGACGCAGACACTTGCGGCTTGCATGTACATGTTGACCGCACGTATTTTCTTGACGCTTTTGAGAACCCCGAAAACAATGCCTGCATTATCCTTGTGAACAATGCAGGCTGGCTTAAAGAATTCAGCCGCCGTACCGATTACGAGTATTGCGAATTCCCGCAGGGCATTGAACCATTCCATCCGGAAGAGTTCAAACCTAACGTCCCGGACGTACTGGACAAAATCCCTGAGCGCGACGCTATGGAAGTGTTAGAGGATATGCGGTATTTATGCCGCAATCACTACCACGCGCTGAACTTCAGAGGTGGCTCTACAATCGAATTCCGCTTCAACCGTGGCACGTTGAACCCCGAAACTTTCAAGGCAACATTGCAACTTATCCAAATGTATGCTGATGCTATCAAGCACAGCCGTTTGGACACAGCTTGCAAGATTAGCTTGAAATGGTTCCGTCGCGTAGCGAAACAACGCGGTTATACCGAGTTTCTCAGTTATCTGAAGCGTCACAACATCTAGTAATTTAAGCGCAAACGCAGGGCATCACTTCGGTGGTGTCTTGCAGGGGTAGCTTAAA